TGGGTTGCCCGCGTAATCCCAGTTCTGGAGGTTGCCGCCCCCGTGGCGTCCGGAGCGGCCGGGGCCGGTTGAGGACGAGGCGGTGGGTGTGGGCACCATGTGCCGTGGTTCGACCTGTCGTACGACGTTGATGTGGCGCGGCTCGAAGTGTCGCCGGGCTGCGACGAGCATGATGCGCTCGCGTCGGTGCGGGGCTCCGACTTCCCAGGCCCCGGCGGAGGAGACGGTTGTGCTGTAGTGGTGCTCGGTCTCCAGCCAGCGAGCGAGGTCGAGGTAGGTGCGGTGGGCGCCGGGGACATTCTCGGCGACGATGAGGTCCGCTCCACCTGCCACGGCCTTGTCGAGAGCATCGTGAATAAGGCTGCTCCGCGTTCCAGAGCCTCGCTCGGCCCCGGCATGCTTGCCCGCGACGGAGAGGTCCTGGCAGGGCGCTCCGATGGTGACGATGGAGCCCTGGGGGACGTCCTGGTCGCGGAAGTCCTTGTGCACCTCCATGCCCGGGAAGCGGTGTTCCAGGTACTTACGGGCGGGCCCGTAACTGTCAGAGAGCGACAGGATCTGCGTCGGCTCGGCCAGACCCGCGGCGACGGCTCGTCCAAGCTCGCCGGTTCCGGAGAACATGTCAATGATCAGTGTCATGTCAGTCGTCCTCGCATTCGATCTCGACTTCACCGGTGGCCTCGATGATGTTGACCTGGGTGATCCTGTGGGTTTTGTTCCCCTTCCGGACGCGAACAATGGCGTCACAAGAGGTTCGAGGGTCGAGAAGATCGTCGGTGAGCGCGAACACGGAGGGCGGTTCTGGTCCGTAGCTGAGGTGAGTGACGGCCTCTGTCATCAAGGAGTCCATATCAGGCGTCCTTCCAGACGAGCGCCTTCATGCGTAAGCGGTCGGGCTCGCCATCGTCCGGCTCCCAGTAATCGACGTCGTCCGCAATTGCGAGCGACACGGGTTCGAAGGAGAGCCGATCCAGCAAGTCTACGAGAGCGGACTCGTCGTAGAGCTCGCGCTCCGTGGCGGCTCTGAAGACGATCATCTCGTCATCGTCGTATTGGTCGAGGCGGTCTTTGAGGTCTGCGATAGTGATCATAGCGAGTTCCTTTCAGTCGATTCTGGTGATCGGTGTAGACGAATGTACGACGATCAACGCGCGTCTACGGGTGTTGAGGTGCTCGATGCGCAAGGAGTAGAGGTCGTTGGTCTGGTCTATCGACATCAGCTCGTAGTCGCAGCCCGCTAGTGAGAGGATGTCGCCGGGGCGGAGGTCGCTTAGAAGGTAGGTTTCGGTGTTCATCAGATCACGTCTTCCAGGCCAAACTCCGCACGCTCCCCGGAGAAGATGACACGGTCAATGAGTTCGTCGGTTCGAAGGCAGAAGTGGGACTCTGGTCGATTCTCAATCTCACGCCACACGCCGCCGTAGTCGATATCGTCGTCATAAAACGGGATGCCGGTGACGTGGACGCGACGATCGGACAGGTTCACTCCGGTCACACGTAAGTTCCGGCAGTCTCCGCGTACTATGGCCCCCCGCTCCAGTTCGGACGCGGGCGTCGGTTCTACTGCGTACAGCATGTCAGTTCACTTCCTCGTAGGTCTCTTCGAAGATGTTCTTCTTGCAGGGGTAGAGCTCGCCTCGGACGCCTCGGATGATGTAGTCGCCTTCGTGGAAGAACATGGGGCCTTCGAGGGTGACGACGTAGGTGTTCGAGTAGTCGTCCGTTGCGATGGCGTTCTCGCTCCAGTCTTGGAGTTCGGTGAAGTTGTCTCCGGTGTATTGGCGGGCTGCGACGGGGATCGGCTTCTTGCGGTAGTAGGGCATGTTAGGTCTCCTGTTCGTGGGGTAACTGTTAATTGTTTGTCAGTAGAGTTGCAGTCCGGTGAGTGGGCGGTCCATGGAGGTGAAGGGGTCTCTCTTGTAGAGGTGGTTGTCGTTCTCGGTTCCGGGGAGTTGTTCGGCTGCGCTGAGCGCGGTGGCGCATGCTGTCTTCATCACGCCTCCTCTGGTGGTGGGGATGAGGACTGGGAGGTGTGCGTGTCCTGCGACGACGAGGCTGGCGGTGAGGGAATGGAGTTCTCCGATGGTGATCGCGTGCGTCATGGTGTGTCTTTTGCTTTCTTGTCGGCGAGTTGTTGGATGATGCGTCTGGCTTTTTCTTTGCCGTGTTCGTTGTCGGCTGGGAGTTGTGGTGGCGGTGGTTGTCGGCCGATTGTGGTCCAGGCGTGTTGTTCGGCTTGGGGGCCGGTGAGGCCGGATCCGATGCCGGTGTTCCAGGCGGTGAGCCAGGCGCAGGCTGTTTCGGGTTCGTCTCGTAGGTCGTCTGGGAAGTATGTGTCGGCGTGGTTGCGGTTGTGGTGTTCGAGTCGTTCCTTTCGTAGGGTGCGGAGTGCTTTGGCGATGGTTTCGACGTTGATCTGCCAGCCTCGTCCGTTGGTGTCCCAGTCTTTGATGGCTCGTCTGGCGGCGGGGCGGAGTTCGGTGGAGCGGAGGTGTGGGATTTCGGCGTTGAGGTAGTCGGCCCAGACGGGTGCTTGTGCGTCTTTGGCGGTGGTGGTTCCTGCGGCGACGAGGTATGTGAGCATGTCTGCGGTGACTGAGGCTGAGATCATGATTCGTTCCAGTATCCGGTGGGGAGGTGGTGGTGGCCTTCTGTGATGGTGTATGCGTGGAGTTCCTCTTGTGCCTGGTCCCAGGCGATGGCTTGTGCTCGCATGTCGTGGAGCATCTGGTCCTGGTTGCGGCGTGGCGTGGTTTTGTTGGTGCGTCTGGCCCAGTTGCGCCATGTGGCGTCCCAGTCGAGTTTGCGTCCTCGGGCGCCGGGTTGGGCTGTCCAGTAGTCGCGGAAGGTTTCGAGTTCGGTTGGGTTGGCTGCGGCTGGTGCTTCGCGGCGTGTCCAGTCGGCGAGTTCTGGGCTGGGGGTCCAGTCTTTGGGTAGGCGTGTGCCGCTCTTGGAGGCGGTCTTAGTGGCGGGGGTGGCGGTGGTCTTGGGGGGTTCTGTGGCGTCGTCGCCCCATTTGCGGCGGTTGTTCTCCTTGGAGGAGGGGAGTGTGTTGGCTCCGGTCTCTTCGACGGTGAAGGAGTTGTCGTAGCGGATGCGTCCGTCTTCGTCGAGGGTGGCTCGCCAGTCGATGTAGTAGTCGAGGGTGTCGGCGCCGTTGTGGGTGTCGGTGATGATGAGGTTCTTGTCTTTGAGGGTGTTGAGGTGCCTGTAGACGGAGCTGGTGCCGGTGCGGGCGATCTTGGCGAGGCGCTTCTGGCTGATGAAGATGGGGGCGCCTGCGAGGGTGGAGAGGGCGAGGAGGATGTTGACTTCGCCTCTGCTGAGGTCTTGGCGTGCGTGGAGGTAGATGAGGGGGGTGAGTTGCGAGAGGTACATGGTTTGTGTATACTCCGGTTCGTCGATTGTAAGTAGCGCGGCGGTCGGCGTTCGTGCGGGGCGGTCATCTGGTCGGGGTGGCCGTCCCGCTGTTTATCGGCCGAGGCGTGATTGTTGGAGGTAGTCGTCGAGGTCGGTGCGGCTGATGCGGATGGTGCCGCGGGGGCCGGTGCCGAGCCTGTAGTGCTTGATGGCGTCGCGCTTGACGAGGGCGTAGACGAACTGTTTGGAGCAGCCGAGTTCGGTGGCGACTTGCTGGATGGTGAGTAGTGCGGGCATTGCTGTGTTCTCCTTTGTTGTTGTCTGTAGTCTACTCCCGCACCGTGTCGGCTGTCAACTAGCGAGCGGGTGTCGTTTTGATTGCGGACGCTGTTGCCCCGGTCTGCCCCTGGTAGTGGGAGCCGAGTCCGTCGGATCCGTAGGGGCGTGCGGCGGGGCGGTCGAGTTCGAGGAGGGTGAGTTGGGCGATCCGCGTCCCTGGCATCAGTGAGATGGGAGACTTGGAGAAGTTGACGAGCTCAAGGGTGATCTCTCCCTGGAAGCCGGGGTCGATGAAGCCGGCGGTGACGTGGACTGCAAGTCCCTTCCTGGCCCAGGAGGACTTGCCCTCGAGGCGGCCGACGAGCCAGTTGGGGATGTGAACGTACTCCTCGGTGGTGGCGAGGAGGAACTCTCCGGGCTGGATGACGAGGGGGTCTTCGGCGAAGGCGACTGTCTCTTCGTCGAGGGTGCCGACGTTGTCGATGTAGGTGGTGCCGAGGTGCATCTCGATGCTGGCGGGTTGGATGTTGATGGGGCGGCGGCTGCGGATGAGTCCGTAGGAGTCGATGAGGGCCTGGAGTGTGGTGTCGGCGAGGATGCTCATGAGTCTTTCCTTGTGACGAGGTCGAGTGTGAGGTCTTCTGTCCAGTGTGTTCTGAGGAGTCTGGGCATTCGTTTTCGGTCGGTGCGTTGGAGGTCGATGGTGAATCCGGCGCCGTGGTGGTGGGTTTGTGTGACGATCCAGGTGGAGTGCATGTGTCGGATCGGATCTCCGGGGCGGATGTCCCAGACTGATGTGGGTTGAATGGTGATGCTCATGGTCCTGTTGTGGTGTTGTGCGTGTTTTGTGGAATGGTTTCTTCGTGGGCGGTGGGTGGTTTTGTTTTTCCTTTCTGTGGTGGGTTTGTCGCATTCGCCACCCTTCTCTCATGGACTGTTGGTGTGCTGTGCGATGGTCGCGGGTCCATCGTAGGGTGCCGGGGGCGGGACGTCAACCACCCTGGCAACATGTGACGTCAGTCTCATAGTTTGCGAAGGATGTGCCGTAACCACCGTTCAAAATGAAGGAGGGGGGTCATTCAAAATGAAGGGGGGGGTCATTCAAAATGACCGACAGAAGATAAAGAACCTAAGAAGAACTCTCTCCTCACTACGTTCGGAGAGAGTTACGCGCGCGCGTGCACACGTGCGTGCGCGACCCCGACCCGACACGCCGTCCGAGGTTGACTCGCCGCCGACCAGGGTGTAGTCTCCTGGCCATGAACGCCGCACTAGACCTCGCCGCAGCCGTCAGGTTCGCCTACCAGACGGACAAGCCACTCACCGAGCATGCCCGCTTCGTCCTCATCGCACTCGCCTTCCTGGAATTCATCGAGGACGACGACGCGGTCACCTACGACAAGCTCGTCAAGACGACCGGCCTTTCTCTCGCAACCATTTACCGGGCCGTGAATTCCCTTCGAGACCGCGAATTCGTCCTCAACAAGAGGCGCAGCATCCTCACAATCAACAAGAGCATTCTGTGAGACCAAAATGTGGCGCGATAAAAGCCGACGCAGAAGCGAATTACCCGCCGACTGGAACAAGATAAGAACCAGAGTCCTAAGAAGAGACAACGGCAAATGCGTATTCTGCGGCGCACCGGCCAACCAGGTCGATCACATAAGCCCAGGACAGAACCACTCGATCGGTAACCTGCGCTCCCTGTGCCGCACCTGCCACATGCGCCGAACCGCAGCCCAGTCCAAGGAATCCCGGAAACAGGGAGGATGGACCAGGCCCAAACGAGCCAGACGCAAACCACCGCCGAAGCACCCCGGATACCTGTGAGGAGGAGACCATGCCAAGCCCAATCCCCAAGCGCTCCGACGAGGGCCACAGGACGACGCGCGCCAGGAAGCGCAAGAACGGCCTGACGCAGGGCAGATCCGGGAACCTCGACTTCATCCCCGAACCCGACGAGGAATGGCACCCGATCGCCAAGATGGTCTGGGACGGGGCTAAGAAGTCTGGTGAAGCCGTCTACTACGAGCCGTCTGACTGGGCTGTCCTGTACTCCCTCTGTGACGACATCTCGCACTACAAGGCCTCCGGGCGGCGTGGGGCGCAAATGCTCACCGCGATCAACTCCATGATGACTTCCCTGCTCCTCACTGAGGGGGACCGGCGCCGCGTCCGCATCGAGCTCGACCGCCACAGCGAGGAAGAGATCGAGTCCGCCGGCGTCGCATCCATGAAGAAGTTCCTCGAAGCCAGACAGAAGGAAGCATGAGCAAGGCGCTCCTCGCCCCACGGGAGCGCCTCCACACACTCCCCGACGGCCTGCCCGAGAGGACACTCGGATACTGGGTCGCCGCATGGATGATCGACAACCTGACCCAGCCGAACGGCCCCAAAGCTGGGAATGCATTCCAGCCGACCCCAGGCCAGATCGACTTCCTCCTGCACTTCTACGAGGTTGATGAGAACGGCAGGTTCCTCTACCGTCACGGCGTCCGCCGCCTCGCCAAAGGGTCCGGGAAGTCCCCGTTCGCCGCGGCCCTCGCTCTCGCCGAGCTCCTCGGCCCGGTCCGCCTCGACGACTTCGACGACGACGCCCTCGGCGGGGTGATCGGCAAACCAGTGTCCATGCCCCTCGTCCACGTCGTCGCCACGTCGGAGCGGCAGACGGCGAACACGATGCGCATGGTCCGCGCCTTCTGCAACAAGAAGACGAAACTGGCAGCGAAGTACTCGCTCGACCCAGGGAAGACCTACATTGACACGCCGAAGGCTGGTCGCCTCGAGCAGGTCACCTCCTCCGCGCACACGCTTGAGGGTGCTGAGGTGTCCTTCCAGGTCGCCGACGAGACCGAGCACTGGACCCCAGGTCTGGGCGGGCCGGAGCTCATGGCGACGATGAGGCAGAACGCGTCCAAGACGATGGGGTCCCGTGTCGTTGAGACGTCGAACGCGTGGATCCCGGGACAGCAGACGGTCGCCGAATCGACGTTCGACTCCTGGTGCGACCAGGAGGACGGGCTCACCAGGGGTGACATGAAGATCCTCTACGACGCCCGTATAGCGCCCGCGAACACGTCCCTTACCAATGACCCCAAGAAGGGGGAGATAAGCCTCCGAGAGGGCCTCTCGTTCGTCTATGAGGACTGCCCGTGGGTGGACCTGAAGACCATCGAGGAGCAGATCTGGTCCCCGGAATACCCCGAGTCGAGGTCCCGCCGCTTCTTCCTCAACCGGCCCAACGCCGCCGAGCACTCATGGTGCCCCCTCGACTCATGGGTCCTCCTGTCCGACAAGAAACGCAAGGTCGAGGACGGTGAGGACATCGTCATGTTCTTCGACGGGTCCAAGTCCAACGACCACACGGCCCTCGTCGGCTGCTGCATGTCCGACGGGCACATCTTCAAGATCGGCCACTGGCGGCCACTGCGTTCCACTAAGAACGTGGATGTCGCCGCCGTCGATGCCGGGGTCCGGCTCGCGTTCGAACGCTGGCACGTCATCGCGTTCTGGGCCGACGTCCGCGAGTGGGAGTCCTTCGTCCGGGTCGCCTGGCCAGAGGACTACGGGAAGGACCTCATCTGCCACGCCGTGAAGGGGGGCATGTCCGCGTCGCCGATCGCATGGGACATGAGGTCCCACGCCTACCAGTTCGCCGAGGCGGCTGAGACGGCCAGGACGGAGATCGATCAGAAGGCCTTCACCCATGACGGCGACTCCGCCCTCGGAGAGCACGTGTCCAACTGCCGTGAGAACGAGTACCGGGGACTGATCTCCGTGAAGAAGGAATCTCCGAAGTCGCAACGGAAGATCGACCTTGCTGTCTGTATGATCGGAGCCAGGATGCTGTACCGACAGGTTAAGAAGTCCCCCGAGTGGGAGAAGCTCTCCAAGGGGCCCGGGAAGTGGGAGATCCTCATATGAGTTTCGAGAAGATGCTGGAGCGGTTCCAGGGCGGGGCCCTGAGACCGAAGCGGTTCGAGACGCACTACGAGGGGGAAGCGCGCCTCGATGCCCTCGGTATCAGCCTGCCCCCGTCGGCACGCGTCCTGGAAATCCAGGCCCCGTTCGCGAAGATGGCCATCGACGTGCTCACCGAGGTCCTCATCCCGTCCGGGTTCATCCTCCCCGACCAGGATCGAGACGATGACATCGCCCTGATCCGGGAGACCTGGCAGTACAACAACATGGATTCCCAGTTCAACCTAGCTGCGGCTGAGGCTATCGCCGCCGGCCTCGTGTTCTGGGTCGTCGCCCCGCCCGACAAGGACCACGAGTACGCGACCATCCGGGCGATCGATGCGAAGCACGGCCGCGTCCGCATCGACTACTCGGGCAAGCCAATCGAAGGGATCGCCCGTTACCGGCTCCCGAACGGCAAGCAGGGCGCCTCCTACTACACGCCCGACGGCGTCACCATGTACGAGGAGAACCAGTCCGGGTGGGTGAAGGTCGCCAGCCGGAAGGACAAGTGGGGGATGAGTATCGTCCCCATGTTCAACCGGGCCCGGATCTCCGACCGGTACGGCAGGTCGGACCTGAAGGAGTTGCGGACCGTCATCGACGCGGCCTCCAGGACGTTGACGAATCTTCAGATTGCCCAAGAGGTCAGTGCCCTGCCGATGAGGGCCCTGGTCGGTGACGGTGCCGGGGAGGTCGTCAAGAAGTACGCAGATCGTATGCAGGCCTACATGGGGACGCTCCTGGCGCTTCCTGAGGGGGCTTCCGTGACCCAGGTGTCCGGGGCCCCCTTGGACCCGTTCATCTCCTCCTACCGGTCCTACGCGCTACAGATCTCGGCGATGACGGGTATCCCGCCGTCGATGATGGGTGTCGCCTCGGACAACAACCCGACGTCCGCTGAGGCTCTCCGCGTGGCCAAGGACCGTCTGATCGCGAGGGCGGAGAACAAGCAGCGTCAGTTCTCCGACGCCCTGGAGGAGGTCGGCCGGCTGATCGTCGCTATGAATGGGGGCTCTCTGGAAGGGCTCCAGGACTTGGAGGTTACGTGGCGTGACGCTGCCGCCCCGTCGGTGTCCGCCCAGATGCAGGCCGCACTCCAGGCCCAGGCTCAGGGTGTCATCCATGAGGAGACGGCCCGCGAGTACATGAGGCTCACGCCAGCTCAGATGGAGCGTGAGGCCCAGTTGTCCCGGGACATCCACGACATGACCGGGATGAGTCTCGGCGAGCGGGAGGAGGGTGAGCCGGGTGCTGGAGAGGATCTTCCGGCTGATGCTCAACAGCATCAGGGCGTCGTTCAGGCGAAGCATTTCGCCGACGGTAAGGGGGCTTTCTGATGGGCGCAGCAAGGGTGACCCGAGGGGGCAGGCAAGGGTCCTGTACCCGGAGGTCGCTGCGGCCCGTCGGAAGGCGTGGGCCGCGGCCGCCTTGTTCCTGAGGGATCAGGCGAGGCGGTACGGGGCTGACGAGTCGTGGATCCCTGAGGTGCCCTCATACGGCGAGAGAGCGGTCGAGTACGCCCTCCGGGGCATCCCTACCGGGGGCACTCCGGAGAGGTGGGAGGAGGCTGTCCTGGAGCGCCTGGAGGGGCATGTGGAGGCTGCGGCCAGGAGGACGGTCGCCGACGCGGTCTCGAAGGCCCCGTCGAGTGTTCCTCTCGTCGAAGGCCTTGAGCACCTCGAGGAGAACCTGGACGGGTTCCCCGAGAGGGAGAAGAAGGAGATCGTCCGCGAGGTTGCCGAGTCGGAGAAGCGCCGTCCCCGGCGGACTCTCGCCGAGGCCCTGGGGGAGATCGCGGAACGCGTCGGCGAGGCGCTCGACGAGCTCGACGAGGCGGGCATCAAGGTTCCACGTGAAACACGCGAGGGCGCCCCGTCGTCGAGGCGCTCCCTCGATGGGAAGGTCATCGCCCGCCCGTTCGCATGGGCCAGGGTGGTGCACCCATCTGAGAACGGGCCATGCGGATTCTGCGTCATGCTCGCCTCCCGCGGCCCCGTCTACTCGTCCTCCCAGACGGCCGGCCTTCGGGCTGACGCGTTCCACGATCACTGCCACTGCACCGTCATCCCGGTCTTCACGTCCCGCGAATGGGAGGGCAAGGCGGCGCAGGAAGAGGCGGCGAGAACTTATGATGAGGTCGTCCGTAAGGGACGGTTGCATGGCCGCGAGGCCGTGAACGCCATGAACCGCGAGATGTATCGGAGAAGGAAACGATGAGGCGCCCCACAACTCACGACACCGACCCGGCCGAGTCCGTTGAGGAGACGGAGCAGGTCGAGGAGAAGGCCACTGACGTCGAGGCCGACGCGGCCCCTGAGGAGGCATCCGAGGAGGCTCCGGCCGAGAACGCCGAGCCGGAGGAGGCTCCGACCGCTGAGGAGTACGCCGCTCTCAAGGCCCGTCTCGAAGAGGCCGAGAAGGCTCTCGCTTCCCGCGCTCTCGACGAGGCTCGTGCCAAGGCGGTGACCGACGCGGGTCTCGCCGCCAAGTACGCTCCCCTGCTCGGAGACGACCAGGACTCCTGGCAGGCGAAGGTCGAACTCCTCAACGCACTCCGGGAATCCAGTGACGAGTCCGCCGCTGTCCCCCGGGACCCGGCCGTCGATGCATCACCTGACATCGAGGAAACTGAGACAATGGAATTCGCCAGGGCCCTGTTGGGCGTCTGATTCGTTTTCCACGACTAGGAAGAGGCGAGAATGGCTGACAACGAGGCCAAGATCGAGACCATCAGGAAGATTCTCGACACCAACGTCGGCAACTCCGATGCGTTCCCCAAGACGGTAGTCCAGAACATCTGGGACACCGCGAAGAAGGGGTCCATCATCCAGACGCTCGCGGGCGCTGTCCCGTTGTCCCTGAATGGTGACGCGATCCCGATCCCGGTCGGTCAGGCGACCGCCGGTGTCGTCGCCGAGGGTGAGACCAAGCCTGTCACCACGATGGCCACCAAGGTCAAGACCGTGACTCCGATCAAGGTCGCGACCATGATCCTGTACTCGATGGAGACCGCCCAGGCGGACCCGCTCGGCGAGTACTCCCGCATCCAGGGCTTCCTCGCCGAGGCGATCGCCCGGTCCGTTGACATGGCCGTCATCCACGGCGTTGACGCCAACACCGGCACCAAGATCACCGGCAAGGAGGCGCTGCGCGACACCACGAAGGCCATCGAGATCGACCTGGCCCAGGAGAAGGCTGGTTACATCGGCAAGCAGCTTACCGCCGGTTACGACGCCGTCGTTCTCGACGTCGTGGACGAGCACGAGTTCGACTTCAACCACTTCCTGTTCGCCCCGAAGTTCCGGTCCTCGCTGGTCAACGCCCTGGACGGCCAGGGTCGCCCCCTGTACCAGGCCTCCACGAACCTGGCCGACCAGTTCACTACGGTCCTCGGCCTGCCCGCCGCCTGGCACCGCTCCGTCTCCGGCTACGAGAAGGCCAAGACCGGTGTCGAGAAGCTCCTCGGCTTCGGCGGCGACTTCAAGGACAACATCCGCCTGGGCTACGTCAACCAGATCACCTACCGTCGCGCCAGCGAGCGGGCCGGCGGCATCGACCTGTTCGACCGCAACCTCGGCGCGATCCTCGCGGAGGCCCAGTTCGGCTGGGTCGTCCGCGACACCAAGGCGTTCGTGAAGTACAACTCCAAGTGATCGACTCCCCACAAGGGAGTAACCGTCGAACAGGAGGGCAGTGATGACACAAGCGACACCCGCTGACGTTGCCGCTGCCCTCCTGCGCGACTTGGAGGAGGACGAGGCCAAGTACGTGCAGGCGGCCCTCGACTACGTCGAGGCACTCATCATCACTCGGATCCCCGACGTTATCGCCAGAGCTACTCAGGACGAGCATTACCGGATCATCCTGGTCCGCGTCGAGTCCGAGGCGGTGGCCCGGCTCCTGCGGGCCCCGGGCGGGGGCCTGTACAAGTACGAGACCGAGGGTACGTACACGTACTCGGTGAACTCGGCCGTCGCGTCCGGGCTGTTGGAGATCACGGATGCCGAGTGGCTGATCCTCGGCGGGGTTGAAGGCCCATACGGGACCCTGAACTTCACCGGTGACGGCTACCTTAAGACGCGCACCAACAGGGCCCTGATCGACAAAGACTATGAGGTGCTCGGAACCGAGATCCTCGACGAGGACGACATCCTATGGTGAAACGAGTCCGCCGCCCCAAAGGCAGGTTCCTGGAGAACGGACCCCACACCGTCAAGGTCACCACAGTCCGCGTCGAAGACGGCCGCACCGGACGCAGGTACATCAAGGACAAGGAATACGTCCTCGACCGCGTCCTCGTCCAGCCCGCCGCCGGCAACGCCCTCAAGGCGGCCGAGACCCGCACCGGCCTGAAAGCCCTCGACGACGAGAGCACCGTCAATGTCATCGGCTGCCCCCCGGAGCGGTGGCCCGGCTCCGACCACTCCTACATCACCATCATGGTCGGCCCCCCGGGCATGGACGGGTGGGAGTTCCAGCAGGCGGGATCCGCCAACAAGTTCGGCGCCTCGCCCATGACCGCCCACTTCAAAGTCCGCTGCGACCGCCTCTACTCGGAGGCCAAGTAATGGCGAAGCTCGTTCACCGGGACGGGGCTGACATCAAGCAGATCCGAGTCGGCCGAGAGCAGCGTGAGACCATCGCTGAAGTCGCCTCCCGGAAACCCCAGTTCCGGGCGTACGCCACCAAGATCTTCGCCGAGATCAAAGCCGAAGCCGCCAAGCACATCGACTCCGGCCTCCTCGAAAGCTCCATCCACCTCCACCAGGAGAAGGTGGACTACCACATCGAGACGACCGGCGTCAACTACTCGTGGCACACGGAGTTCGGTCACTTCGTCGGGCCCCGCGGCTCGTCCGGCCGCAAGTGGGTCAAGGGCATCGGAGTGTTCCGCAAGGTCGTTGCAAGGCACGGGGGGTACTGATGGAGTACTCGATCGTACGCCCCGCCTCCTTCGTCATCGCCCTCACCCGCGACGTCATCAAGAAGTACGCCAAAGGCCGCGCGGCGAACCTCACCGTTGACCTGCGCGGCGACGTTGACGACTACCAACGGTACCCGTTCGTCTCCGTCCAACCAATCGGAACGGAACTCGTTGACGGGCCGACGCCCGCCGCCACGAGAATCCGCGTCCGGTGGGTCTTCGAAGACATCCAAGCGGACGACTGCGAAGACGCCGCCGTCGAGTTCATGCAGGGTCTTCTAGACTTTAGGAGAGCCGGAGAACGAACAACGGAAGGCGGACTAGCAGCCCTGGACATCACCCAGCCGCCAGTCCTCATCTACGACGCTCAGACCACGGCAGACATCAATGAGTTCAATATGATCGCTGAGATCATCGCAGTTCGAAGGAGCACAGATGGCTAACACCGCTGGCGTCGCACTGGAGATCGCCGGTACCGGGCACGTCTACTACGCCAACCCGGACACCAATCCCCCGGACCTCGGGGACTACACGTTCGGTGACGGCACCACCCTGGAGGCCCAGGGTTGGACGTGGCTTGGCGACACGTCCAAGAAGAACATGATCGAGAACGACACCGACGGCGGTGACACGACCACCAAGGATACGTGGGACCGTCGGGCTGTCAAGTCCACTCGTGAGGCCATCAAGAACACGCTCACGATCAACTCGGTCAACCTGTCCGAGGACACGTTCAAGGTCGCGTTCCCGGGATCCACCTACGACCAGGCCGCTAAGGCGTGGGACATCGAGCTGGACGGCACTCAGGAGAAGTCCTTCCTGATCATCGTCGAGTCCGACGGTGCGGTCTCCGCCCACCTCTACCGCCGCTGCTCCGTCGGCGGCACGCTCCCCGCCTTCTCCGACGAGGAGTTCACCGAGGTCAAGCTCTCCGCCACCCTCCTGACCCCCCTGTCCGGGAAGAAGAAGTACACGTTCTTCGAGCCCCGCAAGCCCACCGGCAAGTCCGCTGGCGTCCCGACGATCACGACGATCACCCCGAACACCGGTAAGGCCGGCACCATGATCACCATCGAGGGCACCAACTTCCTGGGCACCCACACGGTCTCCGTCGGCTGGAAGGCGGCCCAGTTCACGGTCGTCTCCGCTACGAAGATCACGGCGACGGTCCCGCCCAACGCTGGAAACCAGGGTGTCGCGGTCATCAACGGCAAGGGCTCCTCCACCATGAAGGATTTCACCGTCACCCAGTGACGGCCGCCTAGTCTCCCTCCCCCCTTGGGCATACGAGTGGGGTGACCACGGGGGGAGGGAACCCACCCGCTCGAACTACCCCACGGACAGGCACACATGGATACCAAGAAGGCCGACGCCGCCGTCGAGGAGAAGCCCGAGGCCCGGAAGTTCTCCGAGATCGAGGGCCACGAGTTCCTCCGCGACCCCGCGACACTCCTGCCCTCGGAGGTCATGGAGATCACGGTCGCCGCTTCCTCGTTCCTCAGCGATGACGACGGGGAGCAGAAGAGCCTCGGCGCGCTCTCCGCGGAGAACCTCTCCGGTCTTGCCGGTCTCCTGCGTCTCCTCGAGGAGAAGTACGTCACCGACCTCGACGGGTGGCGCACCCTCGCCCAGGCCCGTGGCGTCATGCACACGGTCGAGCTCGGGACGGCCTACCTGGGGGAATTCTTCGCCGCCGACGACTGAGGGAATACCTCGATGACAACCCGGATGCGGAGGCGGACCTCTACGCGCTCTACGGATTCACGTGGGGGAGCGGCCTCCGCACCGAGGTCATCGAATCCCTCATCCGGCGGCTTCCATGGGAGCCCCGGTCACTGACCAGGGCCAAAGCACTCGGAGACGAGAAATGGTTCGGCTACTCCATCACCGAACTCCACCTCGCCGCCCTCATCGACAAGGTCACGCTCCTCACTAAGGCGGCCAGTCAGAGGCGCGCCACCCTCAAGAACGAGGAGATGTTCCCGCGCCCGGCCGAAAGCGGAACCAAACGTATAATCCGAGCAGATGATGCAAAGGGAATGGCCGCCTACGCGGCTATGATCGGCTGAGGAAGGGGCGAACGTGGCGGGAGGCGTCCTCGGGAAACTCGGCGTCAAGGTCATTCCCGACCTTGACGGGTTCAAGCAGGAACTGGAGAGGAAGCTCCGCCGCGTTGCCGCGGAGACCAAGGACATCGCGGTCGAGTTCCGGGCCGAGGTTGAGGTGGACAAGAGCTCCCTCGCCGCGGCCCGGGAGCGCGTTGAGCGCATGCGGCCGACAATCCACGCTCACGTGGATGTTGACCAGGGCGCTCTCCACCGGGCCCAGGCCGCCCTTAATGACCGGTCGGTCACTATCCGTGGGAACGTCCGTATCGACGACCACGCTATCGCCGACATCGGCCGCAAGCTCGACGAGATGCGCGCCCACATCCGGGCGTCCATCGACATCGACGAGGCCTCCAGGCAGAAGGCCCTCCAGGAGATCGCCCGCCTCGAACGGGACATCGACCTCAAGCCGAACATCTCCGCCCACGACCTGGCCGAGATCCGCAACCGGATCAACAACCTGAAGACCGACCTGCGGATCGGCGCCACACTCCGCGCCGGTGACGAGGCCAGGATCCGTGAGCGCATCGCCGACATCGGCCGGGACATCAAGCTCCACCCGGAGATGGACGCCGGTAGGGTGCGGGCCCTCAAGGCCCAGCTCCAGCACGCCATGGACGACATCGAGGCTCACGCCCACCTCAGTGAGGCGTCCAAGCGGCGGCTCAAGCACGAGATCAAGAAGCTCGACGCGGACGTCACCGTCAACGTGGATCTCGACAAGGGCAAGGCAACGGCGGGGATGGCGGTCCTGACCAGGGACAGGATCGTCAACCTCAAGCCGGTTGTCGATAGTCGCGCCGCTGCTGTGGCGCTCAGCACGCTGGGGGCGTTGTCCGGTGGGCGGGCCCTGTCGAACTACACCAGGGACCTCAAGAACCTCATCGCCCACCTCGACGAGACGTCCCTGAAAGCCGGGATCGTCGCATCCGGGCTCCTGACTATAGGGTCCGCAGCCGGTAGCGCGGTCGGACATGTCACCGCAGTCGCCACCGCCCTGGTCCGCATGGCGCCGGCCCTGTACGCCGTCCCCGGGGCTGCGATCGCCGCCGCCACCGGCGTCGCCACCCTCGTCATGTCCTTGAAGGACTTCCAGGACCGTCTGCCCGACGTCGTCGATGGGTTCAAGGACCTCCAGAAGTCTGTCTCCAACGCCTTCTGGGAGCGGGCCGAGGCGCCCATGCGGGAGATGGCGAACAACCTCCTCCCCGTCCTCCAGGACGGCCTGGCCGGTGTGGCCCG